TTTAAATACACCTGCATAACCTTTGTCATCTAAAACCTTTGCTTTTGTTCCAGGGTCAATTCCAGAAAAAGGTTCCAAATACTTCTTCATTTTATCAACTTCCATACCCATAAGATCTGCTGCTATCTTGTCGCCTTCAAGCATTATCTCTTTGTGTGTATGAAGTCTGTTTTTACTATCTTTAAACCCTACTTCAGTTTCTTGTAATTCTTTAGCAAGCTTGTTAATTAAGTCTTCACCTTTTTTAGTTGTTTTCAAACCAGCTAAATAAGATTCAGTTACGACACTACCAACACGACCATCAACTGTATCTATGTTGTTAGCTACTTTATAAGCATCAACAGACGCTGCAACAATACCACCATCATCTGTAGTCCTTATACCTGATTCAAGTGGATCAAACATATTATGCACACCTAATACAGGCTCATCAGCAGTCCAAGGATCAGGAAAACCTTTTTCTTCTAGGTTTGCTTTACCTAGTGCATCAAACTCATCAGACTGTTTCTTGAGGTTTATTAAAACTTCATTCTCTACTGGATCTTTAGATAGTGTAGGTTTATCTTCAATCTTTTTCTTCCAGTTCCTAGCCATTTCATTTTCAGGAACCCATGTAGTTGCCTTCTTAACACCACGTAGATTCCTCATTAACTTCCCTGTAGATATTAGTGTCTCAGTTCCTAAATTTAGAAGTATACCTTCATTACGATTCTTTTGCCTTTTAATATCAGGTGAGTCGTTATCTAAAGTTGCTAGGTTATCAGGTAGCCATCCCATTCTATTAGGCCACATTTTCTGAAGCGTACCAGCAAGGTTATGATCCCTTTCTTGTACTGGTGCTACTTCATCAACAAGAGCACCTGTACCAGCCATTAGACCCCAATCTGAAAAGATCTGAAAAGGTTTACTTTTACCAAGTGACCACTGTAATTTCTTATCAGCAGCTACTGCTTTTCCTTTAAAGAATCTATATAACAAGATGTTGGGTATAACCATTGAACCTAAATCTCTTACTATCTGTAGTGATTCAGATTGATACCTTGGTATCTCTGGTACATCTACTCCTGGTATTTTATTAACTAAACCTATACTCCAGTCTGCAGCTCCTATAAGAGGAGCATGTGTGTATGCTAGTGGATTCTTCCATCCAGCTTTCGTCGTCAGTACTCTTTTCTTTTCTTCACCACTTTCCTTAGAAGGTGATTGTTGTTCTGTTGCTTTTGTATCTTCCTTAGAAGAGTTGTTTTGTTGTTGAGGCTTACTACTTGTATCAGCTTGTTCATTGTTTAACTCATCAGATTCAGATGTTTGAACATCATCTGATCTTCTTAAGTTGTCAAGTGTTTCATCACTGAGTTTATAAGTAGTATGTAATGCCTCATGTATTGGTTTAGTCTCCATAGCTATTTGCTAGTGTTGGTCTAATAAGATTTGTCAAAGCTTCTTTATCCTTACCACCACTGTGTTTATAAACACTACTCCAAAACTGAGCCATAGACTGATCAGGAATATCTGAATAGTCTATAACGAAAGGATTGGTTTGTTTTACATCAGAGAATGCGGCTGCCTTAGCAAACGGAATGTTATTGGCTTGACTGATTTCATCAATTTCTTCTTTCTTTTCTTCAGGTACTATTTCTGTATTGTCTTTACCTGTTGTACCCCAAGCTCTACATGACCTATCATGAGTATTATATCTACAAATTAGTTTTTGTACGTCTGGTTGTATAGATGCCTCTACAGCTTCAAGGGCTTTTGTAGTACCTGATAATGGTTCTAAACCATAAGCCTCTCTTTGAAAGTTAATAACCTGAATTGGAGTAAGACCAAATAAACTACCTACTACCTTTGCTTCTATTGGTACATCTGTCCATTCGTTTGGATCAGATCCTAACTTCTCAAGTTGTGCTTGTGTGAATATAGTTCCTTTTTGATTCAGATCACTATGTTGTAATTTTTGAATTTTGGTTGCATCTATTTTTTTATATCTCTCTAAATCCACACCTAATTCTTTTAAATCATAACGTCCAGTTGAAACGTCTCTATTAGGTGCCCAATTTGTTTCAAAATCAGACAAGACTAGTTGTAAAGCTTGTTGTGGGTTTTCAACCTCTTTTAGGTATCTAACATAGTCTTTTTGAAGTTTAGCTGTTAGTAAGATAGCTGATTCATCTATACCGTCAGGGTTTATGTTTCTTTGATATTTTTCTACTGCTGCTTTGATAGTTGCTTTATGTTCTTTATAGTGTGTATTAGCATATAACTTATCTTGTTCTTGAGCAATTTGAATTAGTTTTCCATCAGTGTAGATTTGATAACTAAATTCTCTTAATGCTTCAGTTGTAAGTTTACCTTGACTAGCTAATTTTAAAGCTAGATCTCTTTCTTTTCTTAGTGTTGTAGCATCTATCGTTAGATCTTTTTTTATCTGTGTAAGCTTTTCACTTTCTTCACCTTTAGGATGTAAGTTTCTTAATGTACGTTGCATCTCATCAACAGCAGCTGCACTGACAGGTTTACCCTCTTCCATAGCTCTAGCTATAAACTCATCTTCTGCTTTTATATACTTATCTAAATCAATAGCATCTTCCAAGTCTAATTTATTTTTATTTGCCTTGATAGCTTCTATTACTTCGTCTTCTAGTTTTTCGTAATCTTTTTTAAATACTTCATCAAATCGTTTCTTACCACTACCATCTCTACTTTCAACCATAGTTGCACCTAAATCTTTAAGGTCATCAACCGTAAAGTTACCAGCTTTGATCTCCTCAATGATTTTTCCATTGATGAAGTCTCTAGTCTGAGATGCTCCACCATGTCTATTCTCAAATTTATTATAATAATTAACTAATGCTTCACCTATTTTCTCAGTATTTAAAACCTCATTTACATCTTTTTCCTGGGCTTCACTTTCTAAAACTTTTTTTCTTTTCTGATACCACTGTTCATAATGGTTTTTGTTATGTTCTCTCATCTTTTCATAGAGATACTTATTAACACCAGCTTGTTCATGAGTAGCAAAAGGTCTGATATAAGCTCTATATAATCTTTGCTCTATCTGTCTATATTCATTAGGATTCTCAGCTTCTTCTAAAGTTCTTTGAGTATAGGTTCCGTCTTCTAGACGTATTTGAACTGGAACAGTAGAGTTCTGTTGAAGAAACATTGGATACTGTTCAGCTCTGTCTTGATACATAGCTCTTAAGAATCCTACCTGTTGTCGTCTAGTTAAATTAGATAACTCGTGTTTAAGGAATATATCTATCTCATTATTCTTGTAGGATTTTTCAACAATGCTTCCATGTATTTTATCTTCCTCTATGTCTATCTGTTCTTCAGCATCAAACTCAGCTTGTAAGATATCTTGGTTCTTTGCAGAAACGTTATACCACGCCTCAGCACCTTCCATATACTTCTCATTGGTTTGAGCTTCTAGCATTGGTTTAGCTATAGAAGCAGCTGTAGTAGACAACTGAGCTAACTTATTCCACCTTTGATCTTTTCTTGTTGCTTCATCTAATTCATATTTAAATAAAGCTGCATTACGTTTAACAATAGATTGTAAGAACCTCTCTTGGTTCTCTTTAGCAGAGTCAATTAAACCTTCACCTGCATTTTTAACTGGTTCAAATTTTTCTTCAGCGTTAAACGCTTTAAATGGAGTTTGTGTCATTAGTAATTAAACCCTCCACCTAAGTTAGTTCCAAAGGCATCTGCTGCACTGAAAGAAGAAGCGAAAGAAGATTGATAAGGATTGCCACCTGAAAAAGCTCCTGAAAAGTTTTGCAAACCACCACCAGCAGCAACTTTAGGGTTGCCAAAGAATGCTCCTTGAGCACCAGCTGCAGCACCAATCCCTTGTATACCAGTAACAAAAGACATAGCTGTACTTGCAACTGATATAGCTTGATCTAAGAAACTAGGACCAACTGGTTTAGCAGGTGCAACTGAAGGTACAGGAGCAAAGCCACGCTTACCTAACTCTTGAGATTGAGCAGATAATAATTTTCTATGACCATCTTTTAATTTTTCTGTTTGTTGAATATCAGCTCTTCTTAAGTTGGCTTCCATTGCACTCTTAGCATATAAACCAGCTAATCTATGAGACCTTCCAAATGATGATGATTTATCACCTTCATTAACTGGAGATTTTGATACTTGACTTCTAAATAAATTCTCATTGTTCTTCATGAAATTTTGAACTTCTAAGCCAAAGTTTCTTTGAACACCGCCTACATAACGGCTATAAGCATTTACATTTTCTTTAGTATTAATATTATATTGAACATTCTTCATAGCCCAAACGTTACCTTGACTTCTCCAGTCAGTTTCTCTTTGGGCTACGTCTCGTTCATACTGATTCTTTTGCGATTCAAACGCTGACTTACCTGTACACACGGCAAAACTCAATAAAGGATAATTTGTTAGGTCCATGTCTTACTTGACGTAAGAATTTAAAACCTAAGAATTTGAGAAGTTTAAGGTGAACTTTGTTTCGTTTATCAACAACATTCCACAACAACTTCTCTCTTCTGCTTTCAACAAACCTCTTGGATTCACGAGCAAAAGTATGTGGATATTTTTCTATTTCTGGTGTGCATAGCATCCAGATCATTCCATCTTTAGGATCGACTCCAGCCATTCCGGCAGTCTTGCCGTTAGGCACGGTGAAGTACACACAGGAGTCGTTCTTAGCAGCCCAAACAAGGTGTTCCATAGGATCTAGGCCATGCCCCTCTTCGACCTCTCTACGGTCATCTGGACGCAAATTAGAGGCTACTCTTTTAGCAGCTTTTACTGTTATTGGGTGAATAAATTTAGACATTAGAAGTAATTGAAATTTATAACTAGTCGTCTAGCTGGGCCTTTCGTATGGCTTTGTCCACTATGTCGTCTAGTAGAATCAAATATCAATAATCTATTCTCTATACAATCAACTTCCTCTTTACTATCTTCAAAGACAGTAGGACCATTGGTAGTCGTACAATAATAAATAGCTGTTTTAGCTTGTTGGTTAGAAAGATCTCCTATATCAGTATGATATCCAAAGACTTTTGATTCTTGATCTAACCATGTACAATTCATTTTTATACGTAACCAACTACTAACGTCTAACAATAAAGAGAAATATGAATGTACTTTTTTAAAATAATCACTAGTAGGTTTATGATCCCTATAGATCATATGGACTAACGTATCAGTACCATCTCCTTTATGTACCTTTCTATCACTCCATAGCCAAGGTACATTTTGGTTATAGATTAATTCTTCTTTTAAGGAATTAAAGTTTTGATCAGTTAGAAACTTATCAACTATTTTCATGTAGCTCTATAGAACATTGGTGAGTAATCACCCTCCCAAGATATAGATCTTATTGTTGCTGGAGCTGGGTGAGTAGATTTAATACTAAGATCAAAGTTTATATTCTTTTCATATACAGGTATTACCCTTATATCTTCACTTAAGAACGGTGCATCTGTAGCTTCTATATAGTCAGCTGGAGTTGATTCATGGTTATCTGTAAAAGTAGCCTTACCAACTCTATTTAAAATTGATTGATAGTAACCAATACGTCCAAATGAAACCTTTATTCTATGTAAAACTAGTGATGAATTAACATCACCAACTGTAAATTCTCCTTTATTTAAAGCTACATAGAATCTAGGGAAGTCTACTTGGTAGTCATATAAATAACCAGCATAGATACTTCCAGACCAATCGCCATCAGCTGTAAGAGTAGTACCATTGATGGTTGGTTTAGTGAAATTCTTACCACCTGTTGAGCTAGTTAAAGCTAAAGCACCATTAGATGTACTGTATCCAGCCCATGAGACATTACTGAACGTTGTCTTTCCTGTTGTTGAACTATAACTACCACCACTAAGAGGTACCCAATTATCTAGATGTAGTAAGTAATTAACAGAATCTTGAGTAATACTTGGATCATCACTTGCTTGTACTAGATTCATCTCTTGTAGATAACCTTGGTCATCTAAGAAGAAATAAGAATCACCAACAATAAAGTGATATCGTAATGGGTTGATTAGTTTCCATTTAAACCATGAAGACTGTAATCTTTCATTTCCTATATTGATATACTTATAACCAATAACAGTATCCTCAGTCTGCTTACCAAATAAAACAATACTGTTCTCTCTTGAGTTAGTTAATAAATTTATATCTTTTGGTATTAATCTAGGTACGACTTGAGTCTGGTTTACAATATCAGGTTCACCTATAGAAGCTAAGTTAGCAGCTTCAAAGAATTTAGTATATGCTCCACTACTATCTAAAAACGCAACCGTCTTACCTAAAGAAATAGGTGATACATTTTTATTATAATTATAAGTAGCTACACTAGATAACCTTGCAGTATCAGGTGTTAGTATTGAATCATCAGTAGCTAATAAGAATTGTTGGTCTGTACTAAAGATAAGTAAACCATTATTAATTTGAATACCATCTACAAGTTTAGAAGGAAAACTAGAGCTACAAGCAATATCTATCCTATCTTGTGGGCTTGGAGATAATGCAGTTGAGTTCCAAAAATTATAAAAGTTTCCAGGTTGAGAACATATAGCATTCTCATCACTAAGTATTACTAACCTATTTCTCCAAAACAGTATTTTAGAAATGGTTTGATCTTCATCTTTAGCAAAACTTGGATAAGGATTTGTTGTATCATCACCTACTTCTCTTAAAGACCATTCAGCTCTATCAACAGTAAAGGTAGTAGTAGCTGTACGTTGGATAATGAGAGGCATTCTGTCAGCAGAAAAACCTTTCTTGATACCAGGTGCTGCACACTCTTCCCAAGACCCACTTCCAGCAATATTATTTGAAGCATTAAACTTTAAATAGTAATCATCTTCATCAGAATCAGAGTTACGAACTTTAACTATATAACCATGTCTACATTGAAGAGGTAAATCAGTAATATCATTTGCTTCTAAAGTTATCACCTTCATTAAATCTTTTTCAACGACTGATACATTAAAAGCTGTACTGTTGCTATATAGATAAATACCATTACCTATCACCTCATAACTAACTCCACTAGCACTGTTTAATTCAGCAGCTATACCACCTAATATAGTGTTAGCACTTACAGCTGTATCAGAATCAAAAGGAGTAGGGTTTGGTCGTACTGCCTTAATGTTTGCTTTTTGTTTAGTGGTTTCAGCATCCGTAACTTTGACTGTGTAAGTAGCACCTTCTAACGTTACATTAACTGTATCGTTTTTACTCCAACCTTCTCCTCCATGAAGCAAGGTTATCTCATCATTATAAGTACAACCAAAATCATTTGCATGAGTAGCACCATCATCAGCACTATATTCGGTTGAGTTTCCTTGTTGACCTCTGACAGAAATTCTAAATATTAAATTTGTAGCACCATTACTTGCATGGTCTACATCAAATACTTTAGTTCCTATATGTGGACAGTGACCTGTTGATGGTGCACCTTGAGCAGGTCTAGTGTGAGATCCGATTTCTATTCTAGTAGCTACATTGAGAGTAGTTTCATTATCATTACTATTGACATTTAAAGAGTATTGTCTACCATTTTCAGTCTTAAGCAGTTCAACATATGCTGCATAGGTATGTGGTCTACCAGCTGTTGTCGCACTATCCTTAGTGATTACCTTTGTTGAATTTGTAGCAAAGGTTGTATCGTTAATTGTTAAGAAGCTTAAATCTGTTGGAGTACTATGTGCTAGGTATGTTTTTAGGTTGGTTGCTGTTGCACCGTTGGTTGATCCATAGACAACATCCATACGTTGACCATCAGAACATCGCCAAACTCTTACGTCCCCAATATGATCTACCTGTCCTATATAAGAACCTTCATTTTCATCTCTATAGTAATGAAAGAAAGCACCATCGTGATGTAGATCATGTAATTTACCATCTGCTGTAGAATGACTTCTATCACCATCACTAATAGCTGAAGTGTCTATTCTCTTACTTCCAGGTCTTTTATATAAACCATAGGTAATATCAGGAACTGCATTAACTACATTAGTTACTTGACCTAAAACCTTTTTAAAATCTGGCTGTTCAGATATACCACCATGATAATTAGGTATTGTTTGTGTTATTCCTGTCATCGTGCAAGTGCTCTCCAAGGTTGGAATGTTTGATAAACCTGATTATGTGTAAACCCAAGCATGGAGTGGTTTCCTTGGTTGCATTCATATTCAATGCAAGCTGCTCTTGCAAAAGCTTCTTGTTGATTTAGTAATTTAACTAATTCTGGATTAGCTATTAACTGTGTAGCAGCTCTAGCTGATGCTTTATAGATAACATATCTTCTAAATACTGGAGGGATGTTTTCAAATTCATATAGGTAAACAACATCACAAGAAAGATCACCTATAAATTCAAAGGTGTGGTTGACTTTATCCCAAAGCTTTCCATCTTTTCTTATTGTATCTATCGTCTTAGTCTGCCAACCATTAGTAACGTCTAAGCTGAGTATGTTGTTTGGTACAGTTATATGTTTAGTTGTTGGATCTGGTGTAAATGCTACATGCTCTTCACTATTAAAACTCCAACCCTCACTTTGGATATCTACATTACATTCAGTTAAAATATTATATATAAATGAGATCTCTGGGTTGGTACTAATTAAAGAACCAGTTACTGTATCTTTTAGTTGGGTGATTGGAGATTGACCGATGGCTCCCAGTATAGAATTGACTGCGGATAATTCGGTATCGAGTTCATTTGTTTTGGTAGCCATGAAAATTTTTTAGTAAAAAAAAGGGAGCCATAAAGACTCCCATTGCGTGTATAAAATATATAGTTTAGTCGAAACCAGCGTTTGATATAGCTGTGTTTTCTGTACCAGATCCATCCCAACCTGTTGCGTTAGAGGAAGCTGTGTTAATACCAGCAATCAACTCAACTGCACATGCAGGGTTTAGGAAATCAGCACCCATTGCTAAACGTCCAAGAATAACATCACCTTGGTATACGACTGATACGTCACCTGAAGTTACCTGAACCTGTGGTCCGATAGCTTCTACAACACCTGCGGCTTCCTTCTGGAAGATTAGTCCACAGCTGTTAGCAAACTTAGCAGCTAAACCATAGTTGTTAGTTGTCTTCTGTCCGCCAGCTGGTGTACCACCGTTAGCAGCTTGCTCCATGTCTTCCATGGTTGAGCCAACGTGTGAACCCATGTTGTCTTTAGAGTCGTAACCAGTTCTATTAGGATCAGCAGAAGTACCATACTTACCAAAGAATGGAATGTTCATTGACTTGTAGATCTTGATGCCTGCAATTTCAATGATGCCATTACCAGACTGTAAGGCTGTACCTTGTACGTCACGGTTGATTAAACCATTAGTACTTACAGCTTGGATAAGTGAGTAGTACTGTCTTGGGTTTAGAACAGCTACACGTCCCTCTCCAGATACTCCCTTCTCATCTAAAATTGCTGCTGCATCATAGAATGCGTTCACCAACTTAGTAGAGTCGTAAGCGTCTTTCTTGTCTGTACTAGTATCTGCACCAACCTTAAGCATACTTCCACCTGGCTCCACGAAGTTAGCCATAGTGACTGGAGAAGCTTGTCTAGCAGCTTTTGTTATAGCTCTGAAAATTCTACGGTCATAGTTCTCAGCTAAAGCATAACCAATCTTCTTAGAGATCTCTCCCCTCAAATCGTAATGAGCAAGGGTCTCGTCCAATTCGTAAACGAAAGCACTGGAGATGAGTAGGTCATCAACTGTGATTGTCTTCTCTGCTACTGGAGGAGTCTTCTCGTCGTTACCGAGTATGCTCTGGCCTGGAATATGAAATTCACTTTTGGTACGACCTGTGTAGATGAACTGCAATGAGCGTCCATTCTTCAAGGTACGTCTAGTGACTAGATCCCTAGCTATTGTATTGTGTTGAAACCCTTTGAACATCTCTCCTGAAAAGAGCTTGAGGTAAAGGGCACGCCTCTGGTCAACGGTTCCTGCATTAGTGAGAGCACCATTATTGGCACCTCCATAAATAGGACCATTGGCAGTGGCTGTTGTGGCTTGTTGTGCCATGATTAATTAAAAATTTGTATTGTTTTCTTTCTTAAGTACTTAAATTTTTTTGATCATTTTTTGTGGTCTTTCCCACCGTCTAGACGGCTAAAGGGTATCCTGCGTACAGGGCCAAAAGCCAATTAGTTAGAGGTCCGACACTGAGGTGCCTCTAACCTGTGGTAGTTAACATGCATTGTTTCTACCAAAATAAAAAAGGATAGCAATCCGAAGACTACTATCCATATCTCATTACATTGTTGAAAGTACTTCTTCAATTGAGATGTCCTCATCGAAGTTCTCTTCTTTCTTCTCTTCTTTCTTCTCTGTATTTTGTGGTGAGTAAGCTACAGGGTGTGCTACTCCGAAACCAGTTTTAGATTGTTGAGACATTAGAATGAATACTTAGCTCCGATTTTTGTTGCGTAGTTGTTATCTGCATCTTCATTAGAGATACCAGAGAACTCTCCATAAACACCAAGCTTTTGGGATACATTAAATGTACCTCCAACTTTGCCAGATATTCTTGAGTCTGAACCATCTACATCAGCTACTGCTGTGAAAGCAGGACCGCCTTGGATGTAGTAATCAAGTTTGTTCACAGAACCTTCATAGCCAACGTGAAGATCTACAGTTCTACCTGTATAATCTTTACCAGTGTAGCCATCATTAGACTCAGCATTTATATAAACACCAGCCATTGCAGGTGTAGAAGCTAGAGTGGTTGCTAGAACAAGTGCAAGTTTTTTCATTAAATTAATTAGATAGTTTTAGTGTAAGTGACACCACGATACTTTAGTTTTACAGTCATTGTAATTCCTTAGTACCTAAGCCCCGTTCC